CTATTAGTATGTAAAGTACAATTAGGAAATATTAACGAAGCCTTATTTACTTGCTCGTTAAAGTAAAGTTTGTATTGGTGTGTTATGAAGTGGCGATTACAATAGTTCTCAGCCATATCAGTAGCAGCATCTATATAGTAACCCAACAAATCGTTTTCATCGTTAGAATCAATACGCAACTGAGCCTTAATATCGTCAACCGACACCACCTTAGTAGCAGGGTTATCGACTAAAACTAAATCGCCTTGTTTGTTATCGTTTGGGTCTAAGTACATAGATTAAAAGTGAAAAAGGTTAAAAAAGGGAAGCCCCGAAGGACTCCCTTTAATTAAAAACTATTTATTAAGCTAACACAGAAGTTGCTTTAACAAATCCTGCTCCATCAGAAACACCCCAGTCCATATATTGGTTAAGTACCAATTTAGTTTGACCGTTTACAGCTTCAGTATAAGGATCAACCATAATGTCTAGTCCACCAAACATTCCCATATACAATTTAGAGAAATCACCGAAGAAGAAGTCTGCTGATACACCTGCATCTTTAGTACAACCATTAGTGAAGAACGTAGGGTAACCGTTAATTAAAGAACCTTGCATACCCGCATTTACTGCTGCTACTTGAGCTGATTGCTTAAGTTGAGCCATTAAAGCAGGAGAAGCTACATAAGCTAAGTTTCCTTCAAGACCGCCTACTTCAGCTATTTTTGCTTCAGCATTAACAAAGTCTAACATAATAGAAGCGTAATCAGCAAAACCTGCTTGAGCAATTGTGCTTGATGCTAATTGACCTAAAGAATCAGGAGCTGCTCCACCTACACCTGCTGTAGAGAAGATAGCTGCATCCATTTTTTGTGCTGTTGCACGACCTAAGTCACGAATGATAGCTTGTTCTGCCGCTGCTCCGTTTTGTAGCAATAATTGCTTAGAGATGTTTACGTAAGAAGCTAAACGAGTTGGAGTCAATTCAACTTTAGTAAAATTATTTCCACCATCTGCTGCTGCGTCAATTTCACCTTCCCACTCAACAGTAGAAGCAGTTGTTACAGGAATATTTGTGTTAGCACTTAAACCTGTTAAGATGTTTGCACCTACTTTATCAAATACAGACGCTTCTCTCATTGCATCAGCAAATCCTAATACGTTTGTAGGAGCGATAGCTGAACCGCCTTGAGTTGGTTCGTTAACACGTTTTTCCAACATAAATGAAGGAATACCTAAACCGTTGATTGAACGACCTGCTGAACGAGCTTCGTTTACAGCTTCTTCGTGCATTTCACGCTCTACTCCGTCTAACTTTCCGTTAGTGAAGTCATTTACTGCCTTGAAGAAAGAGAAGTTTCTTACTTCTTTTGGCTCATTTGATACTGGTGCTACTACTTTAGAAGCAATCTCAGCGTTTAATTTTTCTTGTCTTTCGATCATTTCGATAGATTTTTTTAGTTCGTCTATTTTAGACATTTTACCATCGTAAGATACTTGCTCTTCAGCAGTAAAGTCACGAGTTTCGTTTTTGCAAAGTTCAAGCATTTCGTTAGCTTCTGTAATGAAACCTGCTCTTTCTTGCTTTAATTCAACTGAATTTTTCATTTGTTTTAAAGTTTGCTTTTGAGTTTTAACTCATTAGTTAATAAATTAATATTCGAAAGGTCTATAACCTCTTCCTCTTTAACCTCTTCGGTTTCGTTGTTAAACTCTTCCAAAGAACGTAAAGCTACATCAGTATTGGAGTAAGCCCCAACACCAACAATCGAAACATCAAACAACCTTCCGATCTTATTGATATTTCTCTTTGCTACATCACCATCTTTACTCCATTCGTCATCCTCTACCGTAAAGGCAAACGAAGATTCATAAAGTAAACCTCTACGCATTAGTTCAGCGACATCTCGCCCAACCGATGTGTTAGGTAACGTACCATCGTATCTTAAACCTAAATCATCTACAGACAATTTAAGCGTACCACCGTGATTTCTATCTAAGATAGCGTTCATATCGTGGTTAAATGTTAAAATTACATTGTCATCTAATCGACCATCAAACGCACCTCTTGAGATAACTTCTCTGAAGCCTAAATCTCTGCTTTCGTGGTCGAACAAAGAAGCGTAACCTGTCACTTTGATTTCGTCAGAATCTTCTTCCATACGAACTTCAAGTGGCTTAGAATACACTCTAATTTCTTTATTATCTTTCATATCTAAACTATTTTTTTCTTCGTTACGTTTAATCTCTTTTACCTTTTTCCTAGACCAACTGAATCCTGAGTCACCGCCCCATAAAGCCCAAGCTATTCTACCTGCACTTGGATAACCCTCTTCGCCTGGACTAAAACCTTCAGCTTTCTTATCAACTTCGTGTCGGCTAAAGAAACTAAACATTCTTTTAATTGTAGATATAGATAAATTTCCGTTTATTATATCTCTTGCTCTTGATACTCCTACCTCAGTACCACCTCTTCCGTGTTCCTTTCTCCAATCTAGCCCTTTACGAGCTTCGGACTTCATTCCGCTTGTAGGAGTTGTATTTATATCTTTTAAAGCCATTATTCGCTTTCTACTTCTCGTTTAGTGTCCTCTCCTAGTTTATCTAAAGGCATCATATTCGATTGCATATAGACCTTTTCGCTTTCTCCACCCATCGGGTTCATATCCTCAAACGAACGTACCTCATCAGGCGATAACACACCGATGTTTACTAATGTTCTGTAGTAGTCAGCTCTTGACTTAGAATCACCTCTTAGCAAAGCGTTAAGATTAAACTTAAAGTATTGTGTACTTTGCTTTTTAAACGGAATTAGTTTAGAGTTTAACTCAGTTTCAATTCGCTTAACATAAGGCGTAATAGTGTGAACCACAAAGTCTATTTGCTGTGCTTCTATGTTGTTGTAGCTAGCAGCAGATAAATCATTTATAAGGTGGTTCGGTACTCTAAAAATACGAGCTATTTCACTTATAGAGAATTGTCTTGATTCTAAGAATTGTGCTTGATTGTTCGGTAACATCTTAGGCATAAAGTCCATACCTTCTTCAAGTATAGCTGTCTTACCTGTGTTAGCCGATCCACCGTAGTTGTTAGACCAAGATTCTCTAAGACGCTTAGCTGTTTCAGGCTTGAGAGTGCCTGGGTGTTTAAGAATACCTCCCACAGACGCACCGTTCTTAAAGAATGAACCTGCGTGGTGGTTTAAGGCTAAAGATATTCCTAAAGTATTTGCTTGTGACTCAATAGGCGATTGTCCCTCGATACCGTCAAGAGAAATACCTTTACAATGAATCATATCGATTGCGTTTACTCTGCCTGTATAAGGGTAAACGAAATTAGTGTTGTTTTGATTTATCTCGTAATATACACTTCTACCATCAGGTGACATATAAATATCTACGTCAACGCATTGGATAGGGTGCAATCCAATAGGTAAACCTGCTCCGTTTCTTTCGATGTAAGCGTAGAAGTTTCCATCTAAGCTCAAGTCAACTAGCATACGCTCGAAGAACATAAAAGAATTAAATAAAGGAGAAGGTTGTTTACCTACTAAATCAGTTAGGGGGGAGTTTAATTTTTTCTTTTTGCCAGTTTCAAGGTCAACCTCGTGTTCCGATATTGGAAGTGAAGCGATTGTTTCTGACAAGACTCTTACGCAAGACCAAACCGCTGCTATTCGCATTGCTTGTTCTTTAGATACGTTTTCGCCTGATTGTGAACCGAAAGTTGGTCCTAGTATAGTCTGTCCGTAAAGACCTCTTTCCTCTTGTTTAAGAGGTTGTTTTCTTTGTGTAAAAAAGTCAAATATTCCCAAATTGTCTTGATTTTATGAAAAACTATACACCTATAAATAGTAAAAACACCTAAAATGTGAACTAATTTTTCGAATTATTTTTGATTTTTTTTAAAGAACGTGCTAAAACCTTATGTATATAGCGGATACTACACCCTTTAATTTTAGCTATTTCTTGTATTTTTAACCCATATTCGAACCTTAAATAGACAATATCTTTAGCTTTTTGGCTTTCTAATTTAAACACTTGTTCCCAAAGTCGGTCAGGAAGTGAATCGTAATCATCGCTTTTAAGGGGTGTTTTAGGCTGTTTAAGACGATAAGTCGTGTGAAAGGGGCTAGAGGTAGACAAGACTTGATTAACGACCACACGAGCCACGAAATACTCTATTTGATTTGTTTCGTGTAAAGACTCGATAGTTTCACTCATTTGTGAAAGCAAAATAAGATTGATGTCCTGGACTAAGTCGTCTAAGAGGTGATAGTCCTTGTTGTTAGACAAAACACTTGAGCAAATCGCTCTAACACTACCTTGGTGTAGTGTGATTATCTCGCCTTTAGATAAAGAAAATTTCCTTGTCGTCATAACCTGTTCCACTATTTTTGTTTTTCATTGCTTCACTCAAAGCCATTAGACACGAAACGATACCATCAATCTTGTCGTTAGACTTAGCTTTGTTCGGTTTTACGTTACCTGCGGGGTCTTGGGTAAGTACGATGTTTGACATCATCCATCTAAGTACAGGATTTCCTGCGTGACGAATGTTTCCTCCAAGCACTAAAGTTTCAAACTCTTTTGTTGCAGGCGACATAGTTCGATAACCTTGACCGACAGGTATCATTGGACAACCCTCTTCTGTAAGGTCGATTACGATTTGTGAAGCGTTCCATCTATCATAAGCTATCATTTGAATATCGTATATCTCGCTCAAGTCACGTATCTTTTGCTTGATGTAGTTGTAATCGCAAACGTCACCAGGAGTAAAGATAACGTGACCCTCTCTGTGCCACTTCAGGTAGTCTACTTTATCTCGTTCTGATCGTTTGTAAGCGTTTTCTTCGGGGATAAAGAAAAACGGAATAATATCGTACCCATCGTTGTTGTCAGGGAACATAAGTGATAGACAAGTAATGTCACGAGTCGATGCTAAATCGAGTCCTGCGTAACAAGGTTTGCCCTCTAATCGTCTTGCGTCTACAGGTACAGCTCCCTCCATCCACTTGTCGTCACTTATAAATCTAGTTTCGTTTGCAACCCATTGGTTTAGGTGAAGTCTACGGAACGTGTTTTCGTAAGAAGGCTCGTTTTTTGCCTTTACCGATTGCTGTTGCATATACTCTTCGGTGATAATCGTACCGAAGCCTGGGTTAGCTTTCTTTTGCACCTCAACGTCAAAGATGTCATCGTCTTTATCTGCTTCGTACACAACGCCTAAGAACGAGTCGTCTTGGATAGAACCTTGGATAAGTTTCTTTGAATAGTCGTAA